GTTCGCTCTCCCATGACCGGGTATCTGCAGTCATGAGGCGCTGGGCCAGCGTGTCCCCCTCAAGTTCATAACGGTAAGTTACCTCACGATTCGCTTCGAGCCAACCTTTACTAATAGTATTCACCCTAGGCCGGTACACCCCGACCAAATAAGGAATCTTTTTCAAGGTCATCTCACGTGAGCACCTGAGTAGGTACCGAGCGTATTCCTGAAGTATAGGAATTCCTCTGTGGAGTACTAAGTCACCCATCCCAACCGCCGCTAACCACATTGCCGCATTCCGACGGCTAGGCCAATGGCGATGTGAACAGGCACTCTGACGAAGTACTTTTCTATAGTCGCGTATAAAGCGGGGAGTGACCCCTCCGACTAAAACCACTTTGGATTGGCAAAACACAATATCCTCCCAGTGATAAGCTACATTCTCAATCTTCAACTTAAACCCGAACTCCAAGAAGATACTCTTGATCAAAGCCGCGGTAGTATCCCGCGCGCCGTGCCATGTTCGTACACGGTCCCAATCCAATGCTTCCATGAACAATAAGCAATCATCCCCATCATCAAATAGGTCATAATTGCTTATGCCCAGCGACTTCAAGGCCGTCGCTGCAGTAATTAAAGTGACCGTGCAATTGCCCAGGGCGGTGTTAGGGTCGCCGCTCATACGACGGCCCTCGGTAAAGTATTTAACTCCACCCACCATACTGATGCCCTTATTGTGCAATTGCCAGCCCAATAATTTACGGAGCAAAGGATCGTTTCCATGCATTCGCAAGTATACGGAATGCTCGATCTCAAGCATCTGCTTAGAGACGTGTTTGTCAAAGCGAGATGCGTCCAGTGAGATGCACACTGGATCTTTAAAACTACCCCACTTAGAAAGGATAGTCTTGCCACGCTCGGTTTGATCCAAGCCCTTGGCGATGAGTCTGCGACCGGCACCTCCTCTCTGACCAGGCATTCTCTTCAAAGCATAAAGCGTTTCTTCAATAGGCTTCAAAAA